ATATAAGAATTATAATAGCGATGGAAAGTATATACTAGATAAAAACAAATTGATTATATGTCAAAGCAATGCAAAGAACAATGATATATATGCGAACTTTAGTGATGCAAATTTTGATTTAATTATAAATCCATTAGGAGAATGGACAGGTGGAACAGACGTAGATACAGGAGCAACAAATAGAAAGCTTGGAAGTGATATGGGAGAAGCTGTAACAGGTGGTGGACTACACGGAAAAGATTTATCTAAGGCTGATGTATCTGTAAATATATATGCGTTCTTAAAAGCACAAGAAACAGGAAACCCAGTTGAATTATGTTGTGCAATAGGAGATGAAGAAATAGATGGAAAGCCATATAGCGAAATAGTAGAAATAGCAAGAGAATACATAAAGGAGCAAGGCGGATTTGAAAAGTTTGCTGAATGGGGATTATTTTAAGATAAAAAGGAAGTGATATAGTGGCTAACGAACAAAATTTAGTACCGAACTACGAAAGAACTCCGAGCGAAAGACAGGAGATAGCAAGAAAAGGTCGGTATAGCAAGTGGCGAAGCTAGAAGAAAAAAAGCCACTATGCTTTCAGTATTAGAAAAAACATTAGATGAAACAAATAATAAAGGATTAACATATAGGGAACTTGTAACATTAGGGCTGATAAAAGGAGCTATGAATGGAAGTAGCAAAAACTATGAATTAATAACAAATATGATGGAGCAAAAAGAAAGAAAAGAAAGTGAGCAACAGGTATTTGTTACAATTCCAGCTAAAGACATAGCAAGTTCTTTTATTGATTTAAATAGAAGTATAGATGATAGAGAATACAGAGAATATTATTTAGAAGGCGGAAGAGGAAGCACAAAGTCTTCTTTTGTTAGTGAAAAGATAATTGAAATATTAGAAAATAATCCTAGAATGTGTGCAGTTGTATTAAGACAGGTAAAAGACACATTAAAAGACTCTGTATATGCACAATTAGAATGGGCAATAGATACATTAAGCGAAACATACCCACATATAAAAAGTGATTACAAATTAACAAAAAGCCCATTAGAAATAACAAAAGAAAGTACAGGACAAAAGATATATTTTAGAGGTGCAGATGATTATGGTAAGATTAAATCATTAAAGCCACCAAAAGATAAATACATAGGTGTAACGTGGTATGAAGAAGCAGACCAGTTCAAAGGTATGAACGAAATAAGAAAAATAAATCAATCTTTAATAAGAGGTGGAGAAGATTTTATACAATTTTATTCATACAATACACCAGCAAGTTCTATGCACTTTATCAATGTAGAAAAGATAATACCGAAAGAAACAAGATTGGTGCATTTATCAGATTATAGACAAGTACCAATTAAATGGCTAGGAAGTGCTTTTGTTGATGAAGCGGAGTTCTTAAAGTCAGTAAATGAAAGATTATATGAGAATGAATATTTAGGATTAATGACAGGTACAGGAGGAACAGTATTTGAGAATATCGAACTAAGGGAAATAACAGACAAAGAAATAGATACATACGACTTTATATATCAAGGAATGGACTTTGGTTGGTTCCCAGACCCATTAGCATGGATTAAATGTTGTTATAATCCTAGTCAAAGAACATTATACATATTTGATGAATTTGTTGTAAATAAAATGAGTAATCAAGATGTATGGAATGCATTAAAAGAACAAAAAGGTGTAACAGAAGATGATATAATAACAGCAGATAGTGCAGAACCTAAATCAATTGGAGATTTTAGAAGCTATGGAAGTGCAATGCGTGGAGCAGAAAAAGGAGCAGGAAGTGTTGAATATTCAATGAAGTGGCTATCAGCACTTGCTAAAATAGTAATAGACCCTAAAAGATGTCCTGTATCTGCACAAGAGTTTAGTACATACGAATATCAACAAGACAAAGACGGAAATTACATAAGTGGATATATAGATGCAGACAACCATTGTATCGATGCCACAAGATATGCACTTAATAGGATTTGGAAGAAAAAAGGTCAATAATTTATATTATGTAAAATAAAAGCAAAAATTATCAAAAATTACCGAGAAAACACTTTTAAATTAAAAATCAATATTGATACCATATTTTTACAAAATATATAAATATCAACAAAAGATAAACAAAGTAAACATAATAACAAAAAAGGAGGAAAAAAGAGTGTTTCAAAAATTTATTATGTGTGGATATTCAGACTATTTAATATCCAATCACAAACAACTCAAAAAGAAGTAGAAGACAATCAAAAGTATGCAGTAGAATACGAAAGTATTGATAAAGTTAATTTTAATGCTATCTTTGCAAATAGAATAGCAAATTATGTTATCAACGACAGTGATTTAACATTAGTAGGAGAAAACCAAAGAAAAGAATTACTAGACAAAACAATACAAAGCTTATGGAAAAAAATGAAAAAGTATACAGCTATGTCATTAGGTTATGGAGGAATAGTATTAGTTCCTTATGTAAAAGGTGGCAAAATATTTTACAATGTTGTGTCACAAAACAGACTAACAATAGATGAAACAGAAGGAGAAAATATTACAGGAGCTACAATTATTGCAGATAAAAAAACAATAAATAAAGGAATAGGAAACAATAAGACATATTACAGATTGACAAACTATAAAGTAAAGAACGGCAATATAACAATAACACAAAAGTTTACAGATGAATTTGGGAAGCCTGTTCCAACACCAGACTTTTGGAAAAACATACAAGAGATACAAGTAATTAGTGGAGTAGATAGAGCTTTATTTGGATACATTAAAAGTCCAATAAACAATAGAAAAGCAGATGACAAATATGGAGTACCAATTACTTATGGTTGTGATGAAACAATATCTAAAATAAGACAAACGTTAAAACAAATTGATAGAGAATATAATTTAAAAGAGGCTTTTGTTGGAGCAGACAGCACAATGTTTGATGGAAAAGATGGATTACCATCAAATGGTTTATTCAAAAAAGTAGATGCAGGAGATGATAAATTTTGGGAAGTATTTAGCCCAGAAATAAGAGATACAGCCTTATATAACAAATTAGACAGACAATTTGCACAATTAGAAAAAGAAGTTGGAACAAGTGAGGGAATATTAACAAAACCAACATCAACTTATCAAAACATAGATGAAGCAAAAAGAGCTATACAAGATACAATGAGCATTATTGACGATGTTAGAAGCAACATAGAAAAGGGATTAGAAGATTTTATATATAGTGCAAATGTACTTGCAAATGCTTATAATTTATCACCAAATGGAGAATATGAAACAAATTACGATTGGAGTTATTACTTCATTGAAAGTACAATGGATACTTGGAACCAATTAATTGTAGGACAAAGTAAAGGTGCAGTAAAAACAGAAGAAATAAGACAGTTTATATTCCCAACAGAAAGCGAAGAAGCAAGAAAAAAAGCAATAGAAGAAATAAAAGCAAGTGAACCAACAGTGGAACAAATTATGGCAAGTAATAATGCAGAATAGGAGGTAATCCTATAAATGTTAAGTCAAGAAGTAGAGGAAAGATTAGCTGAGCATTTAACAGCAAGAATTGAAGAAACAAATACATATATATTAAAAAGAATAGGCGAGGCAATAAAACAAATAAGTACATTAACACCAAGCCAAGCCTATCAAATTGCTCAAATACTCAAATATGGAGGCACATATAACGAAATAGCAAAAGAATTAGCAAGAGTAAGTGGCAAAAATGTGCAAGACATATATAAGATATTTGAAGAAGTAGCAAAAAATAATAAGCAATTTGCAAAACAATTTTATAAGTATAGAGGTATTGATTATATTCCATATAAAAAAGATATAGCATTGCAAAATATGGTAAGAAGTTTAGCAACTATAACAGCCGATATGTATAGAAATATATCAAATACAAGTGTAATAGGATTTGTGCAAGATGGAACATTCAAACAATTACAACAAGTTTATCAAGATACAATAGACAAGGCAATATTAAGTATTAGTCAAGGAAAACAAGATTTTTATTCAAGTATGAGGCAGACATTAAAAGAACTAGGTGGAAGCGGTTTAGTACAATATGAAAGTGGAAGAACTAGAAGATTAGATAGTGCAGTAAGAATGAACATACTAGATGGAATGAGAGCATTAAACAATGAAACAAGTAGAAGATTTGGAGAGGAATATAATGCAGACGGAATTGAAATATCAACGCACACGCATCCAGCTCCAGACCACGCAGATATACAAGGCAGACAATTTAGTATAGAAGAATTTGATAAACTAGAAAATGGAGATGTAGCATCAGATTATCAAGGCAATAAATATGATGGAGCAGATAAAAGACATATTGGAGAATATAATTGTTATCATAAAATATTTAGTATAGTTTTAGGAGTAAGTAAACCAGAATATACAGATAAGCAATTAAATGACATACGAGAATCAAATTTAAGCGGTTTTGAGTTTGAAGGTAAACATTATACTATATACGAAGGAAGTCAGCTACAAAGGCGAATAGAGTTAAATATAAGAAAACAAAAAGATACACAAATATTAGCAAGAGCAAGTGGAGATACAGAACTAGTAGAACAAAGCCAAAATAAAATAAGATTATTAACAAGTAAATATAATGACTTATGCAAAGCAAGTGGACTATTACCAAAGAGACAAAGAATGAGTGTAAGTGGTTATAGAAAAGTTAAAGTATAATGTGGAAAATGTGGATAACTTTGTGGATAACTAAAAAGGAGGTGTAAAATATGGATAATTTAGTAAAAGTTCAATGTATATTAGAAACAGGATATAATGACAAAGATTTAAAAGAATATATAGAAAAAGATAGAATATATTATGTAAGTGAAGAAAGAGCTAATTTATTAAAGGACAAAAAAGTTATAAGAATATTAAAAGATGAGGTTGAAGAAATAGAAAAACCAAGAAGAAAAAGAAGAACAATATAAGTTGCATAAATTTAAAAAATATGTTATAATGCAAGTGAGGTAACAAATGAACATAAAATGTTGCTGTGGAAAACTACTTTGCAAATATAATGAAGGATATTTATATTTATATTGTAAGAGTTGCAAAGAAGAAAAGAAAATACCAATAAATAAAATAACAGTAGAGCCAAAGAGCCAAGATTAATTTCTAGGCTCTTTTTATTTAGGTTTTATCAGTTTTGTTTATAAACTGTTTATATATAAGAATATTAAATCTATGGTGGAGGCTACCACTTGAAAAAGCTTGGGAGGAGATATTATGAATGATTTTTTATCTAATTTAGAGATTGGAGAAAACAAAATTAAATTATCAAAAGAGGAAATAAAAGCAATATTAGCTGAACACGGCAAAAGTGTTAAAACTGAAACTGAAAAAGTTGAAAGTAAATATAAGGAAGATATTGAAAAATATAAAACTACTATTGATGATTTAAAAGGACAAATTGAAAAAGCTCCATCATCTGAAGAAATGGAAAATCTAAAGCAAAAAATTACTGATTTTGAAGCAAAGGAAACAGCTAGAATAGAACAAGAAAAGGCAACAAAAGCTGAACAAACATTAAATAATAATATTTTAGCAGTTTTTGGAGATAGAAAGTTTAGTAGTGAGTATGCAAAAAATGGATTGCTATCTGATATAAAGGCAGAAATGAAAAAAGAAGAAAACCAAGGTAAAGGAATAAAAGACATATTTGAAGAATTGACAAAGGACAAAACAGGAATATTTGAAAACCCTAATCAATTCCAAGATATGCCACCTATGGGGGATATTGATAATACAATATCTAAAGAAACTTTTGATAAGATGTCATATAATCAGAGAGTAGAATTAAAAGAAAGCAATCCAGAATTATTTAAAAAATATAATAATAATTAAAGGAGGATTTTAAAATGACAAAATTAGAAAATTTAATTGATCCAGAAGTTATGGCACCAATGATAAGTGCTAAACTTACAAAAGCAATAAAAGTAACACCTTTTGCAAAAATTGATAATACTTTACAAGGTAGACCAGGAAGTACTATAACAGTACCAAAATATGTATATATAGGAGATGCTTCTGATTTAGCAGAAGGAGCAACAGCAGTACCAACAACACTAACAACTACAACTGCAGAATATGAAATAAAAAAAGCAGTTAAACAAGTTGAATTAACTGATGAAGCAGTTCTATCAGGATATGGAAATCCAGTAGGAGAAACAAATAACCAATTAGCAATGGCTATAGCTTCAAAAGTAGACCAAGATGCAATGGATGCATTACAAACAGCATCAGTAGCATTCACAGCAAATGCTAATATTTCATATAATGGAATAGTAGATGCAATTGATTTATTCCAAGAAGAAGATAATGTTGAAAAAGTTATGTTTATTCACCCATCACAAGTAAGTGAATTAAGAAAAGATGCAAACTTTATTTCTAAAGACAAATATGGAAATGAAGTAATGGTAAATGGAGAAATAGGAATGGTAGCAAATGCTAGAATAGTTCCATCAAAGAGAGTTCCATTAACAGAGGGTGTATATTCTTGCCCAATCGTAGAACTAAAACCAGAAGAGCAAACAGGAGATGAAACTGCAGCAATCACAATCTATATGAAACGTGGAGTAAATCTTGAAACTGAAAGACATCTAAACAACTATACAACATTAATTGGAGCAGATGAGCATTATGTAGCTGCTTTAACAGATGAGAGTAAAGTAGTATTAGCTAAATTTACAGCTTAAGAGGTGGTTTTATGAATAAATATATTTTAGGAAATAAAATCATAGAAGCAACAGAGGAAAGATATAACAATAATTTTAAAGATAATAACAATAATAATTTAGCCTTTAAATCAAATCCAATAAAAGAATTTAAAACAAATGAAATAACTGAA